AGCTAGTCAAGAGTTATATGAAGAACAATTTGAAAGTGAAGAAGCTGCTATGGAAAATAATAGTAATGTTTCGGAAGAAGAAGCATATTCAAATATTCAATCATATAATGAAGAAATACAAGCTGAAGATAAAGGAGAATCTGAAACTAATCCTGTGGAAGGTAATTATGGTACAAGTGGAACATCTGGTAATGTGAATGATTTACCACCAAAACCCAAACCACCCGTTGCTAGGGGTGACCAAGCTTTATTCAAAAAATGTGGAAACGGAATTTGGCCTGCATTAGGTAGTGCGCCTAATTTTGAAGTTAATTCAACTGAAACAGCAGGAAAGTGCCCGAGATATTGGTATAAAGTAAATAAAGAGTATATGGTAAAAAATTGTACCGAAATAATGTTTCCAACATCAAATGGAGATAAAAAAATTTTAGTACATAAAGATTTAGCAGCTATTGTAAAACCAGCATTAGTAAAAATAAAAGAAAAAGGATTACAACAATATATTAAAAATTGCGGTGGTGGGTTGGCTGTTAGAAATGTAACATGCGGAGATAGATTATCAAATCACAGTTGGGGTACAGCTATAGATATGAATACGCAAGTTTATCCGTATGGATATAAATTTAAACAAGATGGTATTTACAATGGTACTAAAAAAGTGAGAGACCTGAATGATTTTGATAAAGGATTTCAGCAAGTTGCCGCAATATTTAAATCACAAGGAATGACGTGGTTGAGTAATAATGACCCAATGCACGTTTCAATATACGAATAGATTATGTCAGCAATACCACCAACCAAAAACCCAGCTTTAATAATTGATGATTTTATTTTGTATGCTACTGGGCACTTATCATCAGTATCAGGAATTGTAAATACAATTTCAGCATATCCACCATTTAGTACTCCGGGTCCTGGTATAGTTCAATGGAGTGGTTATCTAATACCACCGGCAAGACCAGGTGGAAGTACACCTTCAGAATTAGATGAAGAAACTGAACCGGTAGATACTTCAGAAATAGAAATGACAGATGCTCAATTAGCAGCTGCAGATGAAGCATCTTTGGATGGTGCTGATATTAATGAATCGACAAATGAAGGTTTTGAAATCTCTGAAGATGAACCACCGCCATCAGATGAAGAAAGAAAAGAATTGGATAATAGATTTATAGAAGATGCCAAACAAGAACCAGACCCACCACTTACCGAAGAAGAAAAACCAAAAGATGAAATAAAACCTGAACCAAATTTTAAAAGTAAACTTAAAGTACCATCAGAATTAGTAATAGCTATGAGAAAATATGGAGTAGGAAAAACTCCATTAGAAAGAGCTCATTTTTTGGCACAAACAGCGCATGAATCTGGAAATTTTATATATAAAGAAGAAATAGCATCTGGAGCAGATTATGAAGGTAGAAAAGATTTAGGTAACACAGAACCCGGCGATGGAAAGTTATATAAAGGTAGGGGGTTTATACAATTGACAGGAAGAGCTAACTATAAAAAATACGGACCTGTAGCAAAAGCTGATTTCGTAGGAAATCCGAAAATAGTAGCAACACAATATTATTCAGATACAGCATGTATGTTTTGGGTTTCGCATAAATTAGGTACAAAATGTACTGATTCTTCTATACAATCTATAAAAATAATAACAAAAAAAATTAATGGAGGCTATAATGGTATAGATGATAGGGTAAAAAAATTTACTAAATATTGGGAAGATTTACAAAAAGACCCAACTCTATGGGCTTAATTTCCAAAAATAACAATCTAAATATTTATTTACATAACAAATAAAGGATTATGGACACAGAAAAATTAATTCAAGCAATTCAAATATTGATTAAAGAGGAACTAAAACAACAACTTACTGTAATTGTTAAAGAAGTTGTGGGTTCTGAAATGAAAAAAATATTAGCTGAAAAAAAACAACCCAAAAATACTGGACTTAGTATGGCAAAAGCTATTTTAGGTGATGATAAACCTAAAGTGGTTGAACAAAAAACTTATACTAAAAATCCAATGATTAATCAAATACTAAATGAAACTAAAGCAGGATTATCAAATGATGGGGGTTACAGAACAATGACTTTTGGAACAAATGATATGGGTTCAATTGTAGGTAGAACAGCGATGGCTGAAAAAATGGGTTATGGTGAATTTGCCGGAGGTGGACCTCAGAAGACTGGATTGGGTGTTCAAACCGGCGTAGCTGAATTAGATAAAGCATTGAATAGAGATTATTCAGAGCTTGTTAAAAGATTTAAAAGGTAATGGCTATTGTTTTAGGTCAAAAATTAGTTCAAGATACAAAAAAGTATCAAGATTATGCAATAGGTATTACCCTTCCTATTCAGATAGGAAATACTGCTTTTAATCAGTCATTTACCACAGCTGAACAAGTAAAATCTAATATTAAAAATTTACTTTTAACTAAAAAAGGTGAAAGAGTAGTTCAACCAGAATTCGGAAGTGGTTTACAATCATTATTATTTGAATTTAATGATGAAGAATTATCCGAAAAAATAGAGACAACTATTACACAAGCACTAGAACAATGGTTACCATATGTAACAGCTGAATCAATTGATATAGAGCAAACAAATGATAATAAAGATAGAAATTTGGTAAATGTATCAATATCTTTTAGTATATTAAATACACCAGATTTAAATACCGTTTCATTTACTGTGGCTCAATAAAAATAAAAAATGGGAATAACTAATACAAATAAAAATTTTAGAAATAGAGGTAAGGATATAAAATATCTTGATAAAGATTTTATTGGGTTTAGAAATAATCTAATAGAATTCGCAAAAAATTATTTTCCAAAGGCATACTCAGATTTTAATGAATCATCTCCAGGCATGATGTTTATAGAAATGGCATCTTACATAGGTGATTCATTATCTTATTATATTGATGATACGCTTAAAGAATCTTTGATGACTTATGCTGAAGATTCTAAAAGTGTAATAGCATTGGCCCAATATTTGGGATATAAACCAAAAGTTGCTTCACCATCGGTAACAACATTAAGTGTTTACCAATTAGTACCATCAAAAGGAAGTGGTGTAAATAATTTGCCTGACGAAAAATATTATTTAAGAATTAAGGAAGGCTTAGAAGTCCGTTCTACAAAAGATTCAATATTATTTAGGACAACAGATATTGTAGATTTTTCTGAAGAAACAAATAGAGAAGTTACAGTTTATCAAAGAGATATAAATACTGGTGAGCCTACATTTTATCTATTTAAGAAATATGTACAAGCTATTTCTGTAGAATTAAGAGAAAAAGAAGTTACATTTGGAAATTATTCACCATTTCAAAAAATAACTTTAGATGAAACCAATGTAATTCAAATTTACGATTGTAGAGATTCAAATAATAATAAATGGTATGAAGTTCCATATCTTGCACAAGAAATGGTTTTTATTGATTATGCTAATACGGAAGCTAATGACCCAGATTTATATCAATTTAAAACAACAGTACCTTATGTTCTCAAAACAATAAAAACTCCAAAAAGATTCGTTGTTAAAATAAATGAAGATAATACTACTACAATACAATTTGGAGCAGGTGACCCAACGGCTTCAGATGAATTATTAATACCAAATCTCAAAAATGTTGGTTTGGGGTTACCAAACTCAATTAGTAGATTAGAGGAATCATTTGACCCAACAAATTTTTTAAAAACAAAAACTTATGGTACATCCCCATCAAGTACAACAATGACAGTAAAATATTTTGTTGGTGGTGGAGTATCTTCTAACGTAGCTGCTGGACAATTAACAAGAATTTCAAAAATTGAATTTGAAAGAGATACACAATCCCTTACATCAGAAGAAAGAGCAATATTTGAAGCAACTAAAAATTCAGTTGCAATAGATAACGAAGTGCCCGGCTCTGGCGGTAGAAGTAGTGAAAGTTTAGAAGAAATTAGACAAAATGCGTTAGCAAATTTTGGCTCACAAAATAGAGCAGTCACTGCTAAAGATTATCAAATAAGAGCTTTATCTATGCCAACTAAATTTGGAGCAGTATCTAAAGCCTTTGCTATTGCTGATGGTACGTTAGATAATAATTCGCCATCATCAATATTAGCATCGCCAAATAATTTACAAGAATTTACAGATTTGGTTATGAGTTTTGTAAACAAACCGGATTCAGAAGAACCAACAGAGCAATCAATAAAAGAAGAAATTACAAATTATTTGATTGGAAAAACATCAAATTCAGATGAAAAAAATAATCCGTTTGCAATAAATTTATATATTTTGGGTTATGATACATTTGGAAAACTTACAAATTTAAATAGGGCAGTTAAAGAAAATTTAAAAACATATTTAAATGAATATAGAATACTAACTGATGGTGTAAATATAAATGATGGTTTTATTATAAATATAGGGTTAGAGTTTGAATTAACAACTTATTCAAATTATAATAAAAGTGAAATTTTAGCTAATTGTATTTCTGAAATTAAAAATTATTTCAATATTGATAATTGGGCATTTAATCAAACAATAAATTTAAGTGAAGTTGAATTATTATTAGCAAATATAGAAGGTGTTGAATCTGTTCCTATACTAAAATTAATAAATAAGTGTGGTGGAAGATACTCACCGAATTCATACAATATTGATGCAGCAACTAAAGAAAAAATTGTTTATCCATCTTTAGACCCATCGGTTTTTGAAATTAAATATCCTGATTCGGATATAAAAGGAAGAGTAAGATAATGGCATACTATTTTTTAACAGCATCAAAAGATGCAGCGATATACCTTCAGCAACCTAACCAAAATACTGGTTTGGATGAAATATTAGAGGTAAGTAAAGTTTATTATGGAAACATTAAGGATGTATCACGTGCTTTAATAAAATTTGAATTAGGTTTTCTATCAGCATCATTAATGAATGGTGCAATATCAATGTCACAAGCAACTCTATTATTAAAAGAAACAAAATCAAATGAAATTCCTTTATCTTATACTCTATTTGCATACCCAACATCAGGAAGTTGGCAAATGGGTGTTGGAACAAGATTTGATAATATTTCAACTAAGGGTGTTACGTGGAATTATAGAGAAGGTGATACAAAACTTGAATGGTTAGAAAACAATTTAGCTACAGGAACTGATGCTAATCCAAATAATGGACAAGGGGGAACTTGGCATACTGCATATATTTCATCTCAATCTTTTGAATATCAAACAGCAGATTTGAATATGGATGTTAAACAAACACTGCAATTTTGGATGAGTAGTTCAGTAAATTATGGTTTTCCAAATGATGGGTTTATTGTAAAGTATGCTGATTCTTTGGAAAATGATACTGAAGATTATGGAGTAATTAAATTTTTTA